TATCAATCTTTCCATCACCTGCTATATCTGTTAGTATTGGATTATACCTAAACTCTTTAAAGTTTAATGAAGTAAATCCAGCTTTATACTCACCGATATCTGAAGTCTTTGGTATTATCCTAACTTCTTGTCTTGATGGTGATATTTGATGAACCATATACGTATCATCAAAAACAAAAACTTCTTCTCTTGTATTTGGATTGGTTAAGTCTAACTCAGCACCTTTAAAATATTTATCACCCTCTTGACGAACATCACCATTCCATAACTCACCTATTTCATCTACAAAAAATACTCTTGGTTTACCACCTCTTTGTCGTAAAAAATTATATACTACTTTATATTTTCCTGCTATTAAACCACAATCTCTTAAATCTTTACCAGGATTTATTTCGACTAAATCAGATTTAGCTCCTGACCTTTTTATTTTAGAAACAATAAAGTTATCATCTGAGTCGTAGACGTAGTATTCTATGAAGTCGGTTGGATAACTACCGAAGTCTGATTCTATTCTCTGATTGCTTATACCTGAATCAGGTATTTGTTTACTTGCCATATCTAGTTCCTAGCTCTTACTGCTCGTCTACTTATTTCACAATTTTCTGAATATTTTTCACCACTTGAATCTGTTATCTTACATCTTAATGTAGGACCAAAACCACTACTAAATTGAGAACCATTCATCACAGAAAGGGTTGGTGTGTCTTGACCACTAAAATATTTTGCTTTACTATGAAACTTAACACTTGTTCCTGTTTCTGCATCCTGCCATTCATAGGTTAATGTTGGGTCTCCAACTGCTTCTACACTAAATTTTACAGGAGTTTGATTCTTTCTTTGTTTTCTTTTATTTTTTCTACCATAACCCACATATGTAACATATACGTGTTTTTTAGTATGTTCTTTATTTGGATGGTTTCCAAGTGGTTGTCTAACAAATCTTAGAGCTTGCCATCCAGCTGCTTCCGATGCTTTTGGTTGTCCGTTGTCATCCCACTCTTGTCTTGTATATGCTTTAGTTGTATTTCTATACAACTCCATCTTTCCTTGATACTCTAAAAACGCAGCGTCAACTTTATCTTCTTCAACATTTTCTTGTATCTCTGCTTGAAGTTCAATCTGTAATTGTTTTAGGTTATCAATTTCTTTTTGTAATTCAGCTTTCATATCTGCAAGTTCATCTCCTGCATTAAGATATATCAAAGCTTGTTCATACAAATATCTATGAGATTCTAATGCACCCTCTGATTGAATAGTTCCTTTTAACTTTTCATACTCTCTAAAAAACTCACCAACAGTTAAGGTTTGAACAGGATCGTTATTTAATAATTCTTTTATATCTTTATCAACAAATTTTTCAGCATCTTCTGTTACGTAGTAAGTTTCATTCTTGACAACTATTTTTTGTGAAGGATCGTTTTCTATTTCTGGTATAGAAACAAACTCACCTGATTTCATTCGTAGAGTTCCTGCTGCAGCTGGATTAGAACCTGATGCAACAAAGTCTCTCTCTTCTTTAACAAAAGTAGTTATTTGTTCTCTACGAGCGGCTTCTATTGCTTTTTCATAATTTTCATTATTTTTAAGTTGTTCTTTTGTGTATGGCATTATCTCGTTACTTTAAATGTAAAATCATCATCATAGTAATTTACAATTTGAGTTGCACTTGATGCTGATCCTGTTACTACTTTCAATTCAAATTTATAATATCTTTCTGTTTGAAATCCATTCATCCAAACATTAAAAAAGTTACCATCGGTATCACAACTAACAAGTGAGCCTGAACCAAATGGTATTATTACATCTTCTGTTACAGCGTCTTTTACTGAATAGTATGTTCCATGTTCTATGAACTGACTACCACTTGGTAAATATTTTACAGCCAAGTTAGCTGAAGTTGTTGAGTATGTTTTAGCAGGATATCGTTCTCTACCTACAAGTCTAAACTTTACTTTACTGTTTTGTTTATACTCAGCTCTTAAACCTTTGAAGTAGATTACAGTATCTTCTAATGCTGAACCTGTAAGTGGTGCAAGAGAACCTGTGCTCCAAGAAGAGTCATCCCAAACTACTTCTAACTTTGGTGGATAGATTGTAGATGTATCTCTTGAAAAGAATTTCAATTGTCCATATTGAGTACTATCACCCTCTTGAACTCCACTACCACTATCTGTATTTCCAACACTACCACTTCTCTTTACCATGAATCCCTCATTAGCATATGAAGAACCACTATAAATCCAAGCATGAACAATGTCACTTACATCCATACGAATGTCGGTTGTCTCATATTCTAAAGAAGAAGAACAAGTAAAGTTTCTTGTTCCAGCTGCATAACTACCACTAAACCAAGTTCCACCAGTATTGTTACTACCACTTATCCATTGTGTTCCATCATTCTCACCTTGTCTATATCTCCAACTAACACCCTCTGTTATCTGTGGATTAGAATGGTATGTTCCGTCACCCATTGTCCACGATTGACTTACAGGATAAGCGTAAAGTGTTTGTGATGATGGTAAATCACTTGAACCTGCATCGTATAGATTTAAATAATATTTTGCTGATTTAGGTATCAATCCATTTTGAACTGAAGCACTTATATAACTAAGATTAAATTTAACTAATGCTCTTGATACGTTTATTGTCGTTCCACTATAGTTCATATCTTTACGAACTTCAAGTATAGGGTCTAAACCTGTGTTTACTGATTGGGTTGCTTCACCCTCATATAATGTTGCGTCTGCTGTAGCAAATTCGAAATAATGCATTAGTTGTCTCCTACTACTCTACCCTCAATATCCGTACCAGGAAATTTCAATTCAAAGATTGAAGGGTCTAACGATGGATAAATAATACCATTCTTTGTAGCGGTGTCTATATCATATAGATTGCCAGAATAACCATTTGCAGTTTTGTATTTGTTTGTTATAACAATCGGTAAGGATTGTTTGTTATCCTCTACAGGTGGAACTATCGTAGCTACACCATCAACTAAACTTAACTGATAAACTAAATCAGATAAAACAATTGGTTGATTAACTTGCCATCTATCAATATTAAAAAATGTTTTTACTGTTTCTATAGCTCTAACTAAAACTTCGTTCTTATTAAAATTTGGTCTTGTCATAATACTAAACTTAACACCGATGTTTATTATATAAGCGTTTTTAATATTGATTGCGTCTGTAACCATTCTATATTGACCAAGATAAGTTTGTAAGTTTTCTTTTACTGCTTGATTTACATTTGTTAATTTTTTCTTTGAATCATATCCTAACACATACATATTCAATGCTAATGGATTAGGTATTCTTGATGCTTGTTTTTTAGCCATTAGTATCCTCCTCCTCTTCCACCAGTTTTAATTGGTTTTCTTAAACCAGGTGATACACGTCTACCAAGAGGATTTGCTGCTGATGCTCCACGTAGTGTTTCGTTTGCTTTTTTAGGTGAAGTCATTCTAGCTTTTGCTATAGTTTCTCTAACCTTTGCAGGAGTTTGAACTTTAGCTTCTGCTCTTGTTGATTTTAAATCAGCTGCTTCTTGAACTAACGGATTTATATTTTCTATTTGTTCTTCAAGTGGTGGTGCATCTTGTACACTAACTTCTGGTTCTTGAACTTGTTCTTCAGCTTGGTTAAGTTGTTCGTCTTGAACAATATAAACTTTTGCTATGTTTCCAAATCTTTGTGGTAATGATATTGCTCTTATCATATAATCTTCTTTTGTAACTGCTCTACTCTGTGCTTGGAAATAAGCAAGTGCATTATTTTTAATTTCTATTAGTGACTCACCACTTCTACCACCACCAGCGGGATCGGGATTATTAACTGCTACAGAATCTTTTGTTTCTTGAACCGTAGCTGTTACTAAAGCAGAATCGTCAATATCATATGTAACATCATTTAAATTTTTAATATCATTAGCAGGAACATTATCTTGTATTCCACCACCAACTGTATACTTTATTGTAAGTGTTGTATTAGATGGTGCTAATCCATAAGTTCTTGTATTAAGAAAGTTTGCAGGATCGAATGCAGTATCTAACTTACTAATACCACTTGCTAACGATGAACCAACTCTATCTGGATTTGGAATAATCTCTTCATCAGGATTATCTGAAACACCTGCACCAAATCTTAATTCAGTTCTATTATCGTCTCTGATAAATGCTGTAAATCTTCGTGGTGTCTTTCTTAACTTTAATAGATAAGGTGCTGTATCGTTGTATTGTGTTAAATCAGAATCATTTGCTGATGTATTCTCTACTTCATCAAATATTGTATCTTGTGCTAAGAAAGGAACTTCATACCAACTATTACCATCACTATCTGTAACGGAAATTATTTCTATAACATTTGGATTACCCAATACTACTTTATCATATTGAACTGCAGAAGTAAAAGTAATTAATTCTTCTTTGACTTCACCACTAATAGCTCTCACTCTTTTCTTTAACAAATATTTTGTTGGAACATTAGCTGATGTTTCAAAAATAGAAACTGTAGTAGGATCGTAAGAACTTGAATATTTAAAATTTACATCATCCATAAACCTAAATGTTTTACCTGTAGATTTTGATTTTGCTTTTGTATTATTTGTAACAGTTAAAGCATAATTCATATTAGGTCTTGTAGAATCTCCTGTTCCTGTAGCAGGTACAGTTTGATAAACATCTAATACAGTTGTTGCAGGATAACTAACTTTTGGTTTGTATCCTAAAGATTGTGCTATATTATAAATTGTTCTTTTTTCTTCAGCGTATGCTAAGATAGATTCTTTAAATTGACTATCCACATAATAAGAAAGTACATCACCGATATAAGCTGCCATTTCAATAAACATCATTCCAGGAGAAGACTCATTAAAGTCTGTGTATGTAGTTGGAAAATATGTTTTTGCATATTCTATCAAATCATTTCTAAATCCTTCAAAGTCTTTATTTAAATATTTGACTTCTTTGGATACATCTTTTATTGGGCCTGTCGTATTCGTAGGCATTTACTATCTCCTATTGTGTAGCATTAAAATCTAAAACTATTTGACTTGTAGCACCTGGTGATGATGCTACTGAAAAATCTATTGATACATTTAATCTGTTTGGGTTTGTAGCATCAACAACTGTTATAACTTCGTTTATAGTTACATATGGTAACCATCTATCAACTGCTTCGTTTATAACTTCTTCAATTAAAGCATCATCTTTAAACTCAAAAACAACTGATAATAATCTCGAACCAAACTCTGGTTGATTTACTCTCTCACCTATATTAGTTAATAATAAATTTCTTAAATTATGTTCTGCCTGTTCTTCTATAGTTTTAGTTCTATTAAAAAAACGATCACCAACAAATCCAAGTGGAAATGAGAAACCAATACTGGTATCTGGGTCTAAATTGTTTTCGGTTGTAGATGCCATTATTTATCCTTATTAATCACTTTCATCAAGTCTGAATAATCTCTTGTAAGTGCGTTAACAACTCCATCACCTACTTGGTCTGGAGTAACACCCTTTTCTGCTAAAGTTTGTGCTGCAACCTTATCCCTTTTTAATTCAGGACTTGCCATATCACCATAACCTAATAAGTCTGCCATATTATCTGTAGTGTATTGTTTACCACCCATATCAGGATATTCTTCTTGTGGTCCTTTTGTCAAACCAACTGTTTCATTTAATATGTCATTCAATGATTTATTTTCTTTAATATATGTAACTTTTTTCTTAGGTTTGGTTTTGGTTTTTTTTCTAATTGGCTCTCTAGAGAATACTTTCTCAGTAATAAGTATCTTACCTACTTCTTTTTTAACTTCTTCTCTAACCAGTTTTCTTATAACTCTAACAAGGTCTTTTTTTGTCATTATTATTACCTCTTTTTTGTTTATTCAATTTCTACCACTCTACTCAATAGAGTTGGTAATTTAAGTTTTGCATCGACTTGCTTAAAAATATTTTCTGATACACTTGATACTACTGTTCCACTCACACTCGATACTGGTGGTAATGCAGGTCCTACTGCACTAGCTAATTGATTGAGACCAGTTGTTAAAGTTTTCATTATCGTTATCATCTCTTCCAACACTTCTTTTAATTCTGTTCCTCTCACAGCTGGTGATGCATCTTTTAATCCAGAACCAAATAATTCTATTTTATTTGCAATATTAGTTATATAACCATCAGTTGCATTTATTACAACCTCATTACTTTCTAAAGATAAATTTTTAGTTTTAGTATCTCTACCAATAGAAATAGTAGGTGAATATAAATTTAAACCTTGTTTAGCTGATACACCAAACGTGTTTAGTGTTGAAAAATCTATTGGTCCGTTACTAAAACCAAGAATACCATCTTCCTTACTATTAAATATCAGTCTACCTGAATTAAGAATGATTTGTTTTCCACTAAACTCTGCTGGTGCTATTTCGGTTGGATATATGTTTGAGTCTTCTAATGTTGCTGGTGTTAGTCTAACAGTTTCGTCTGTAGTCATCCACATGGAAGAAGCATCTAAGTTTATATTTTCTTCTAATGATGTATTAACTGCTTTTTCACTTAACTCTTCTATTAAAGCATCACCCTCATCAAACTTTTCAAAATCTGATATTTGACCTGCTCTAAGTTTTATAGTTGGTGCGTTATCTACACTACCCAATCGTATTGTATTTCCAAATCTTCCTTGTATTAGAGTATCACCCTCATTTGGTATTAGTGACCTTATATTAAAATTTGGTTTAAAGTAATCACCTAAAAATACTTCATCAGAATTTTCTTTATTCTCTACTACTTCTGATTCAGCAGTATCTAATGTTTTTTGAGACTTTTTTATTTTTCCTACATTAAACTTTTGACTTGAACCAATGGATGAAGCATTATTGGGATTATTATATATATTAACTCTATCTGTATAATAAAACTTATCATAAATTTTTTGAATAAATACTGTTTCACCCCTTATAGGAAAATCTACAATATTTAAATTTAAAGGATAAGCTATCATTAACTGGTCATCAGATAAATTTTGTTGTGAATATATTTTTCTAAATCTTATAGCACCAATGAGTTTATAATCAGGCTCATCATCTACAGGCGATTCTTCTAATTGGTCTTCTGTAGAGTAAACTTTAATTACTTCTGCTAACTCTCCCTCATCAGCTTTTCCACGATTTATTTGATTAATAACTGGACCTAATATTTTTCTAATGTGGTTGTCTACATCAAATAAATTAGTTAGTCCTGTGGCTTTAAGGCTTATTTCAGGTAATTTTAATTTCATTTAACTTTCCGTTGATTTAAAATCCTTTGTGATAGTATCAGAATATTTTTGAACATCACCTGCAGTTTCTTCTACTGCTTTCATTAGTTGTTCTTTTTCTGAATCAGATAACCCAAATGAATCTTCTGAACCACCTTTGGATTCGGAAGCAACCAATCTTTGAACGATTGCTGCTATCTTTACTAATTGGTCATCGTTTTTTACATTGATTTCAAGATACTCTTTTAACATAGGAACTATCTGAACTGCAGTATCACCATCTTTAATATATCCTACAAGTTCTCTTGTCAAAACATCCAATTGTTGTCTATTTTTTTCAGTATTGTCGTAAATGTCTTTGAATACGTCAGATAGAGATTTACCTTCAAATACTTCATAATCTGTAGCCATATAAACTCCGTAATATTAATACTTGTGATTTGTTTGATTTAATTTTATCCATGAGGGTTTCATATTATAAATATAAAAATATTATGTTTTAGATAGTTATTATTGAGGTTGCTTGGTTTCAGAACTGAGTAACCTTTTTTTGTTAACTAACGGGAGAAAACCAATGAAGGAAATCGTAACAATGATAAAAGGCTATGTAGATGACTTAGCTCATTTAATGATGTCTTTTATAGCTATTGGTGCTGTGTCTGAAGTAATCTTTGGAACTGGCATCTTTGGTGTTAATGTTATAGGTAACCTGACAACCATCATAAATAATTTCGGCGAATCTGGCTTCGCTGGACTTGTCGCATTGTTGGTGTTGGTCGGTTTATTTCGTAAGTAGGAACGAAATAGTCTTATATTTCCTACAAGTATGGGACACTAAAAAAGGGGAGCGAAAGCTTCCCTTTTTTGTTTTTATAAGTTATATGTAGCCGATAGGAGAATCGAACTCCTGTTGCATGGATGAAAACCATGAGTCCTAACCACTAGACGAATCGGCC